ATAGTTTCGTCTGGACCTGTTTCTTTATGGGCTTGGTATGGTGCATATGATCATGTTCTTCTTTCTCAGATGATGGGAGGTGTATCCGATCAAAATCCCGTGATGCCAATGTGGACGAATGATTTAAGACAAGAAGCAGAACGACTTGGTAATCCAGATTTACCAATTCAAGAAAGTCGGATTCATCATGCATTAGAAGATGCAAAACATAATATGGAAATGGCTTTTGTTCTGGATAAGATTAGAGAGGAACAGGGCAAAAAATGAGACTGTTTCTGTTGGGTTGTCCACGGTTAGAACATTTGAATCGTTGGAAAAATTATATTGAGGAAGATGCAATTGAAATTGGTTGGGATGTAGTTCATGTTCCAGCTAAAGGCCCAACAGTTGAAGACGTATTACTAGAAGTGAAAAAATTTGAACCAGATATATTTATGTGGTCTAGAACAGCTAGGCATAATCCAATTGGTAATTACGGGGACATGCTTAGAAGAATAGAAGATTCTGGAATTGTTACTGTTTCACATCACATGGACTTATATTTTGGTGTTGGCCCCAGGTGTGCTCAAATCGGTGTTGATCCATGGTGGTCCAGTCAATACGTATGCACTGCTGATGGTGGACATCAAAAAGAATTTAAAGAAAAAGGAGTAAATCACATCTGGTGCCCGCCAGCAATAGGAAGTAGGGTTGCTAATAATCCAGAGCCAAGGAATAAAAGTAAAAAAGGAGAAGTGATTTTTGTCGGTGGGTATTATGCGGTGGCTCACAAAACCCACAGAAAGCAATTGCTAATGTGGGCCAGTCGTAGATATGATGGTAATTTTAAACATTACAGGAATATATGGGGTCAAGATTTGGGTAAACTTTATGCAAGCGATATTGCATATGTTTTGGGCGACTCTGCTATTTCTCCAAACGGATATTATTGGTCTGACAGAATTGTAAATACATTAGGAAGAAGAGGAATTCTTTCACATCCATACGTGAGAGGATTAAACATTTGTCGTTTTACAGATGAAACAATGATAAAATATAAATGGTTTGATTTTGAATCTATTCATAACAGGTTTGTTCAGATGTCAGCAAAAGAAATTGAAGAAATGCGGGATGCTGGTTGGACGGTTGTTAAGGAACGACACACCTTTAAGAATAGATTGTTGGATCTTCAAAAACAGATAGGTTTAGCATGAGTAAGGTTTTTTCATCACAAAGAATTATTATTGTTGCTGGTAGAGAATATAGTAAATGGAATATGTATACGGGGACACATCAACATCTTGTGAATGTATTAGGTAGACCCTTGTTAAGAAGAACAGCGCTTCAATTCAGCAGATTTACTAATCCAGAAAATCTTTTTGTAACTGTTCCAGATTACGCAGAAAAAGAATACAAAAAAGCCTTAGATGGAATTAACATAAATATAATTTTGAAAGACGGAAAAGAAGCAAGTGAATTTGAGTCAACACGTGATTTATGGAACATGAATAAAAATGGAAGAACCGTTATTGCTCTTGGTGATGTTTTGTTTTCAAAAAGAACAGTTAACATTATGATGCATGACGCTACAGAGTCGGCCCCAAATCATTTTTATCATTTTTACGGTAGGCCCAAAGGTTCTAAAATTACAGGTTATGGATCAGGTGAAGGGTGGGGGTATGCGTGGTCAACGGAAGATAACTCAATGATGGATCATCATGTTAAAATAGTTCATGAAACAAGAGCTTTGGGCAAAATAACTAGACCACCAGGATGGATGGTATTAAGATCCTGGTCTGGTGTTCCTTTGCATAAGCATCTTTGCTATAGTCCGTGGTTTGTTAATTGTGATTTTGATGAGAAAGATTACACAGAAGATTTTGATACTCCGATGAATTGGGACTCTCATCCAATTTCAAAGATAAAGAAAGAAAGTGTTTAAATGGGAAACATTAGAAGTAGAATCCCGTATCTTTTGGAAGATATGAGAATGAATTATGGAATTACAGGTCCTTTGGTTCATGTAGGCGCTCACGATGGAGAAGAGGTTCCGCTATATCGTAGAGGCGGAATTAGAGAAAATGAACTACTTCTGATTGAACCTCTTCCTGAAAAAGCTGCTGCTTTGAGAACTAAATATCCAAAGGCTGATGTTCGTCAATGTGCCTGTTCTAATTTCACAGGTTTTTCTCGATTTAATGTGGGTAAAAAGACCAATCAATCGAGTCTTAATCATCATCCTGATGATAATATCGTCGGGAATATTACAGTTAAAGTTGAAAAGCTTAACAATGTTGTTACTAATGATGCAAGAATTGCGGTTATTGATGCGCAGGGACATGAATTGGAAGTTATGCAATATCTTCCAGATAGTGTTGAATTAATGATTGTAGAAACTGCACCTGTTGTTGATGTAAGCATGGCATCTAAATATGATGACGTAGTATCATATGCTCAGTCTATTGGTTTTTTTATTTACGATGAATGGACCAGGAATTACAGCTGGCTATATGAATGGTGTAGAGGTAAGTCAATCAAGGGTGTGCCAGGAAATGTGATCGACGTTATCTTTCTAAAGGATGCTGATGACGAAAGGGCTCTCTCTCAAAGCAATCTTTGATTCTGTTAGCTATAAGCCGCATTTGACTCAAGTTAAAATACATAGAGCAATAGGGACTCACAGATTTAGAGTCGTATGCGCGGGGAGACGAACAGGAAAGTCCACTTTAGGTGGACATGAATTAACAGCTAGAGCGTGGCAGGCATATTACAATCAAGATGAATTAGATCCATATGATAAAAGAGATGAATACTGGATTATTGGACCAGAGTATTCTGATGCTGAAAAAGAATTTCGTGTCATATACTCTGACTTATCGAAATTAGGATTTGCATTCGATAAGCCAGGAACTTATTATGATGCTAATGGCGGAAACATGCATATTTCTTTATTTGGAGGTAAATTTTTAGTCCATGCAAAGTCAGCAAAATACCCAGATACATTGGTGGGTGAAAAACTAAAAGGTGCAATTTTAGCAGAAGCAGCAAAAATGAAACCGTCTGTGTGGTCTAAATACATTAGACCAACATTGGCGGACTCACGTGGCTGGGCATTGTTCAACTCAACACCTGAAGGAAGAAATTGGTTTTATGATATTTGGCAATACGGACAAAATCCAGACATGTCTAACTGGTGGTCTGTTCGTATGCCAAGCTGGGTTAATCCATATTTGTTTCCTTTAGGAATATCTGATCCAGAAATTATAGACATGGAACTTGACATGTCTAGTGAAAAGTTTAAGCAAGAAATTGGAGCTGACTTTTCCGAGTTTTCTGGCCAGGTGTTTAAAGATTTTGATGAAGAAATTCATGTTACGGATCTTTTCTATACACCTAGATTACCAGTATTTATTGCTACAGACTATGGATTTACAAACCCTAATGTAGCCTTATTTATTCAAGTTGATAAATTAGACAATGTTTATGTTTTAGCTGAGTATTATAAAAGAAGAGTAACCCCAGAAGAATTTGCATTTGAAGTGTTAGAAGATGACGTGTTGGGTCCATTAGCCCGAAAAGCAACATTGTTGTTTCCGGATCCAGAAGATCCAGGAAGTTCTACAGTCCTTTCTAAAAAATGGGATGTCCAGGTAATGGGTGGAACGGGAGGATTGATAAAAGATAGAATTGATCTCATTAGAAAGTGGTTGAAAATAAGAAATATGCACCTTGTTCATGGTGCAAGAGAAAGAAGACCTAAATTATTTTTTGACAGATCGTGTGTGGAATCAATCCGTGAGTTTGGAGACTATAGATATCCAGATACAAACCTAGAAAAGAAAAATGCAAAAGAAAACCCGCTAAAAAAAGATGACCATGCGCCAGAAGCATTAGGTCGTTTTTTTGCTGGTCACTTTGGATCTGTTTCAAAGGCTATGCAAAAACCAAAAACAACTCAAGCTAAATTTAGTAGAACCACAAAAAGAAAAACCAGGCGTCGTCCTGCTGTATAAAGTTATTGGAGTTTTCACAATGACAATTAAAACACAATACGTTACAACATTACCGTTTTTGGGTGTAACTCTTCCTCCTGCTGAAAATGGCTTACCAAAATGGCTAACGAATGAATTTGATCAGCAAAGGGTCGCAGCTTATGCCTTTTATGATGACGTATATGCAAATAATCCATACACATACTCTTTGCTGTTGCGTGCTGCTGATGATGTTCCGATTTATTTGCCATCAGCAAAAAGGATTATCAATACTGTTTCTCGCTATATAGCACGTGATTTAGGTTTTACATTTCAGAACGAACAATCAGGGGAAGAAGTACCAGAAGAACAAATTGTAAGTAATGTATTGTTTCTAGAGAATTTTTTCAAGAGAGAAAGATTTAGTAGCAGATTTAATTCTGCCAAACGTCGTGGTTTGGTTAGAGGTGACTCATGTTTGTATATCTATGCAGATCCATTTAAGGCCCAAGGTTCCAGGATCTCTATTCGCTGGATAAACCCAAAAACGTATTTTCCTATTTTTGATATTGAAGATTCAACTAAAGTTACCGGCGCAGAAATAGCAAATTTATTTACAGATTCAGAAGGAAAAGAATTTGTTAGAGTGCAACGTTACATTAGGGGTGCACACCCCGATCATCCTGCATATCAAACGGAAAATCAGGATGTAGCTGAAATTATTTATTCTCATTTTGTTGTCAGTGTGGATAAATGGCAGGATCTTGAAGAAAGAGAAATTATCGAAACAATTGTTTCTAACGAAACTATCCCGGGGATTACCCATATTCCTGTTTATCATTTTAAAAATAATGAAGAAGATGGAATTAATTTTGGACGTAGTGAACTAGGTGGAATCGAGCATTTAATTGCTGCAATGAATCAGACAATAACGGATCAAGATATAGCTTTAGCTCTATCTGGCTTAGGAATGTACGTTGCAAATTTTGCTCCTGTTGATGAAAATGGAGTTAAATCAGATTGGATTTTAGGCCCTGGTCGTGTTGTTGAATCTCCTAGCGGTTCAGACTCAACATTTGAGAGAGTTTCAGGCATAACCACCGTAGAACCGTCATTGAGTCATGTCCGTTTTATAAATGAACAAGTAAATACAACTCTTGGTATTTCCGATGTTGCGTCCGGACAAGTTGAAGTAAATGTTGCAGAATCAGGAATTGCCCTTTCTTTAAGAATGGGGCCAATCATTGATGCTGCAAATGAAAAAGAAAATGCAATTAAAGATGTTTTGGTTCAATTCTTTTACGATCTAAAAGCTTGGTTTAATGTATATGAGAATGTTAATTTTGGAGACATTTCTATTGTTCCGGTGTTTAGCGACAAAATGCCGAGGAATAGGAGCGCTGAATTTGAAGAGTTGATGAGTCTGTTTGGTGAAGGTTTGGTTACTCCTGAATATGTTTTGAAGAAACTGCAAAGTTCTTTCGGGTATTCAGATATTAGTGAAGAAATGATTAGCGCCATAAAGGCACAGCATGTCGGAGCGATTGGTGATCTACAGGCAGAGAAAGAGCAAGAAAATATAGATGAGGAATAATGAATTGGGATAAATATATATTTAATCGTTTGTGTATCGCAATTCCTGAATTCCAAATTGATGATACTTTTTTGAGGTTTGCTAGATCAATAGGTGCAATAAACGCACAAGATGAAGCGGCATATCTTGAAGCTGCCAGAAGAGTTAAACAAACAAAAAAAGTTAGCGAATTAGCAAGAAAACTAAAAGGGAAAAGTTTGGTTCAAACAATTTTAATTTTAGAACCAGAGTTGTTGTCAGTCAGAACAGTTAACTTTTTAAGAAGAGCTAATCTAATTTCGGTCACGGAAGGGAACGCATTAAAAGCCGCATTTAAGGGTGCGAATTTATTAGTTCCAGCTTTAACGTCTGATGTTACTTTAGCGACAAGACTCGGTGCTTTGTTTGGGTCAACAACTAGTTCTGAAATGATTAATTTGATTAGAAATTTAGATAATGCGAGGATAAATGAATTAAGATCGTTGTTGTTGGGTGATAGATCAAGATTGACATCCTTTGATGCCACATTGATACGAAGCATGCTGATTCAGTCAATTGAACGTGCTCAAGCTATGAGATCTGCAATAGCTCTTGCTGAATCTGGTGTGAATACTTATACTGATGTAACTAGAGCTAAAAATGTATGGAATGCA